CGGTAAGGGTAAGACATTTGTCCTCGGCAGGGTCATTCACATCAATAGTGTTCTTGTCCGCTGGCTCCCATACCAATATCTTGCACACAAGGATATGCAACTTGTCGGGGAATTTCTGATGTTCTCTGCTCTTCATCGTTAAATGGCGTTTGAGGTGAGTTGTTCCAACATCTGTGCGGCTTGGCTGGCGGCAGATGATTTCACCTTGTCCAATAATACCTGCGCCCAGCCTTTCTTCTTGCTCTTGGAAATCTCCAAATTGGTGGCGTTGAGGGTGTCTTCCACAACCTTAACCTCCTCATCAGGTTCTACTGCCACGCAAGTAAAACTGTAAGGCTGCTCGTTCTTGAAACCCTCATTCTGCCCCATCTGGAAGTCCTTTATCAATATTTGGGTAACATTGAACTGCTGGAACAGGATGTTATAAACCTGTATCACGCCTTTATGCTGCATCAGCGTAACAAATTTCGACACATCAGCGTATGGATAGACATCGGGATAGTTGCTGGTGATTTTGCCCGTAACAGTGAAGTTGACATCACCGCCAGAGACAAGTTCCTTCCGTGAATAATCCCTACCCTGCACCTTCGTGAGTATCACATTGTTGGCACTCTGCGCCTGTATGATAGCACCCAAGTCCAAGAACACATTGTCGCCCGGCACGGACACTTCGGTACTGGCAATGACATCGGCTTTCGACGCTTCGTCATTGCTCAACCCCTTTATCTTGTCCCAATAGGTATTGAAGGTCACTTTCTTGGAAGTGTTGTCCTCGGTTTTTATCCACAACAACAAACCCTCGTTGGCGGGCTTGCCCTTGTATTTCAACACGACACCTTGCTTGTTGAAGGTGTCCTCATCGGCTTTCCTGCCATTGACAATGATTTTCTGTAACTCGCTGCCTTGATTCTTCGCGTATGCTGCTTCAGCGGCTTTGCGGTTCAACTGCCTGACATATTTGGGGTATAAGTCATTAATGGCGGCAAACGACATCTGCATCATGGTACGCTTGGCGGCATACACATACACATTGTCATAGCCTCTGGGGGAGATGAACTTCAGCTGTCCGTCTCTTTTGGAATAATTCAAAGCGTTAAAGGCGGCATTGATGCCAGTGTTGGTGAGACTTTGGCCAACGCCTATCTTCAAACTGGAAAACGCCGAACTGATAAAACTCATCTTATACTATATTTGCGTTAAAGTCTTGTACTACATCCAACAGGGCAGTAGCCAACTGCTCCTTGATATGGTTGACAGCGGCACTCTGACGCTCATCGCCCATATCTATCATCTGCTTGTCAACCTTCATCAAGTTCTCTATCCGCACGATGACTTGCTTCGGAGCGGCAGAGAGATTCTGGTAATGGTTCTTATACTGCGACTGGTCTGCGCCGTTATGCGTGTTTCCACCGTTGCCGCCCGCCGTGGGTTTCCACTTGTTCGTAGGTGGTGTGTAAGTGCTTGTCTTGGTAGCGTCAGAAGGACTGTAAGACTTCCCTTGTGCATCAACCCATTCACCGCCAGCAGCCAACACGCCACTTGTCTTCCAAGTGTATTTCTTGCCACCAAACCAAGCCACATCGCCTTCTTTCTTGCCGCCATACCAACCGCCCGCCGACAAATTGCTCGTCTGACCGCCAACACCTGTCAGCATTTGCTCCCAATAGCCACGATTCAAGAACTGTGAGAACATAGGCTGATAACGGGCAGGCAAGTCGTTGAACCACCCAGCCAAACCAGTGAAGGTGTCGTTAATCATGCCTGTCATCTGCTCTATGCTCCGCTGATTGCCGTTACTGTCGGTCTTCAGCACTTCCTGGCATTTCTTCAACCACTCCGGCGAACCGAAAATGCCATACTGCGGGTCTAACAACACGCCAAATCGGTGAGCGATGACACGCTGTATAGACATTACATCCACTTGCTGCCCAGCGTCAAACTGCTGTTCCAACTTGCCCAAGTCCATCCAAATCTGAAGGATTTGAGACATGAGCTCTCTTTGGGCATAGACAAAGGCTTTCGAGTGCTCGACATCATACTGTGTCATATCACTGGCGGTCTCGCTGCTGATACCGGGGTCCCATTGAGTACTCCAACGATATGGCATAAAGTTCTTGCGGGCTTGATTGACAACAGCAAGCATATCATCATACCCTTGCGCCCTTGTAGCGTGAGTCCACAAGAACTGCTCCATCTTCTTCACGGTCTCATTCTCGGCATTTGAGCCTTCCTGCGCCAACGCCAACTGCACGGCAGCGGCTTCATTAATCTTGCCGTCAGACCCCAACGGTATGCGCAGCTTGCCGCCATACATATCAAGCCAGTATTCTTGACCGACACTGTTGCCCGACATATCGGTAGTCCATCGCGACTGCACCAAATCAGCATAGCCTTGTCCGGGTTTTCTGTGCAGCAATTTCTCCATAGACGGAGCAAAATTCTCATCCACAACATTCTGCCACGGCCATGAAAATGCGTCAGCACCCTCCATCATCGTTTTGAACGTAGAGCCTGCTTCGGTTTCAATGTATTTTGTCTTGTCTTTCGCACCCTGCTCATCTTTCTTGCCGCCATTCTTGGCTTCCCAATATCTGTCATAAAGGTCTATGGACTGTTGCAGCCTTTCTTGCTCATTTGTTAACTGAGAGGCATAAAGTCTCATATTGCCTATCACAACATCATTCATGCTCTCCACCTGCATCTTGCTAACGCCCAAGTTCTCAAAACTTTTAGCCCATTCCAAATTAGCCTGACGAGCAGCGTTAACCGCCTTGTTGTTTTCGTGAATTTTATAAATCAAATAACCAACTGCGGCTATACCTGCGGTAGCAGCCAAAGTGTAAGGGTTCGACATCAAAAAACCGCCAACAGTCTTTAACCCAGCCATAATGCCGAGACCACCAGCCGCGCCCGCTGCTCCAACGGCTGCGCCACCGACACCAGTAGCCGCCCCTGCACCAGCCCCGACAGCACCAGCTAACGTCCCTGCGCCACGAACCAATGGACTGCTCATTGCCGCACCAAATAGCATTGGGATATTGCGCAAACCCTGCATGAAACTCATTCCACGCAACGCACCCATAGCTATAACAAGTGCCTTGACACGACTAACCAACACACCAATAACACTGACAACAATATTCAGCTTGGTAACAGCCAAAAGCGACGCTTTCAAACTGACCATCATCTTCAATGTGCCAACAATGGTGCTTAGTACCAACTGAAGTTTAACAAAATGTCGTAAGACATACCCCAATCCGGGTATATCAAGCACCCACCCAAAATATTTGGAAATTCCGCGCACAAGCCCGAAAATAGTATTGGCGACATCAGCAATATCCGACAATGCTTGGAACGTTACTTTTAACCCTACATTTATGGCACTGGCAAAGTTCTCCGACTTCATCAGGTTAATCATCCTGTCGAGGAAATCTACAATGGGCTGTTGCATAGCCTCAAACTGCTGCATACCTGTCTCGGTGAAAGAAGAGGTGAACTGATACCACTTGCCTTCCAGTGTGTTCTTCTTCGCCTCCGCCAAATCATTTGACAAACCTGTGGAATTATAGGTGTTCAAGTCTGTAACTTGCTTTACCTTGTCGGCACTCTGTATAAGTGCCAACGCGCCAGGGGCGGCGGTAACACGGAACATCTTGTTAATAAGAGTGGAAAACTCACCTGCGCCCATCTGCTTGCGCTTGGCGTTCAAGTCTTGCAAGATGTCATTAAAGTCACGCAGATTGCCATTGTCGTCTTTGGCAGATATGCCCAACTCTTTCCATGCTTTCTGTGCCCTTGCGGTGGGGTTCTGCATATTCAACAGCATCATACGCAAGGTCGTACCGGCATGACTGCCTTGAATACCCGCATCACCCAACACACCCAAAGCGGCACTGGCGGTCTCAAAATCCAAACCCGATTGATGAGCCACCGTACCAGCGTACTTGAACGACTCCGCCAAGTCTTCCAACGTGGTATTGGTCTTGGTGAAGGTCATTGTCAAGACATCGGCGGCATTGTTCATCTGCGCGGCGGGTATCTGATACGAAGTCATAATATTGGTGGTGATGTCGGCGGTCTCGCCCAAATCGGTATCACCCACCAACGCAATATTGCTGATAGGACGGATTGCGTTCCGAATGTCGTTGACATTATAGCCCGCCATCGCCAAGAACTTGCCTGCCTCGGCTACTTGCGGAGCGGTGAACTTTGTTTCTACACCCACCTGCCGCATCAAAGCACTGGCGGCATCGAAACGCGCATTGAAATTGGGCTGCGTATCATGCGTACCCAAAATATTCTTGGTGGTCTGGGAAACATTGTTGTAGGCAACAGCATCTTTCACAACACTGCCAATACCTTGAAACAATGTCATCAAACCGTATGTCAGCCCAAAACCCTTCAGCATATCTGCACCAACAACAGTGCCAGTGCCAGCATACACATTGCCCAAATACTGATGCGAACCACCTTGCCACCCTAACCATCTGCCACTGGTAGGCGTAATCTTTGGTTGCGCGGTTCTGCTACCACCCACAACAGTAGTGCCTCCACTTCTCCCAACAGCCGCACTCGAACCCGCAGCACTGGCGG